CCTCGCAGTTTCTTTCGACTTCGCACCAGTGACTGTTAAAGAGATTGCTGCATACTGGAAGCGTTCTGCTTCTGACATTCAAAAAGCTGCTGATAAACTGACCAAAGAGGGTATCCTTACCTTCAATAAGAAGAATGAAATGGTCGTTACCACAGACTACAAACGATACTTCCGTAAGAACCCCACCCTCGCCTTGGAAGTCGCTGCTAAAGGCTTCTAAGTGATCGCCCTGATTGACGGCGATATTGTCTGTTACCGTGCTGCTGCTTCTTGTGAGCCTACTCTACATAAAGCTGAAAGAGAGGCCAAGGAAGTAGCCCTAGCACGGGCTGATGATGTTATTCGTCGTATTCTACACGATACCAATTCACAACAATACAGAATCTTCATTGGTGGCAGTGAGAACTTCCGCTATGAGATATATCCTGAGTACAAGGGAAACCGTAAAGACCTAGCCAAACCAATGTGGTTGCAGGATGTTAGGGAATCCCTTGTAGTCAATTACAATGCCATTATCACTGATGGTATTGAAGCTGATGATGCTATGGGTATAGAGCAAACATGGGAACCAGACACGATCATTTGTTCAATTGACAAAGACCTGCTGCAAGTTCCCGGTTGGCACTATAACTTCGTAAAGCAAGAACGTATTTACACTACTCCACTAGACGGACTTAAACGCTTTTACCAACAACTTATTCAGGGCGACCAATCGGATAACATACCCGGATATGACGGTAAGATGCGGCCTAAAGTCCCTAAGTTCTTACAGCCTAAGGTTGATGAACTGTGGTCACTTGATAATGAACAGGATATGTATGATCTTGTATTGGCAATGTATGATAATGATGCAGGTCGTCTGTTACGAAATGGCCGACTGCTTTGGATTCTACGGAAAGAAGGAGAACAGTGGCAGCCCCCAAGCGACAGACAAGACGAGCTAAACAGCTAGAACGATATGCACCTTACAAAAGTGGACTTGAGTATAAAATCGCAGGACTACTCGACGCTGCTGGACGAACAGTTGTTTACGAACGGGATAAACTCGATTACGTTGTTCCCGCTACTAAACACAAGTACACTCCAGACTTCAAACTTAAAAAGAATGTTTTCATCGAAGGTAAAGGGCGACTTCTGCCTTCGGAACGTAAAAAGCACATCCTTGTTAAAGAACAGAATCCAGACATAGAGATTAAGTTCTTCTTCGATAATGCTGACAAACCAATATATAAAGGCAGTCCTACTACTTACGGCATGTGGTGTGAGAAGTACGGATTTGAATACACGGACTTGAGAAAGGGATTACCAGAATCATGGCTATAATTAATGTTAATGAGTCAGTACGACGAGTTGTATCCAAAGATGGACACGAGATTCGTCTGTACAATGTAAAGACAGTGGATGTATCAGGATCATGGGTTCGTATTGAATCTGATGAAGGCTATGTTGTAGTAAATCCAGCCAATGTACTTGCATTTATTATTAAAGGTGACAAAACCCTGTGAAAATCGACCAATTAGTTGAAAAAGACGGAGACGTTATCCGCTTCCAAGGCACACTAGAAGGCCCACAACTAGCTTTTGTTGTTGAGTACGGACTGAATAAACTGATGCAAGATGGTGCGTTACCTTTCATTATGAAGAAGGATCGCCCTGCTGCTTCAGTTATGACTGTTACTGATACTTCTCAATGAAGTTACTGCTGGTAGATATTGAAACAGCCCCTAATACAGCGTATGTTTGGGGGTTGTTCAAAGAGAATATTCCATTAGATCGTTTGATTGAAAGTGGTCATGTACTGTGTTGGTCTGCTAAATGGCTAGGCGAGAAAGAGATTTACTTCGATAGCATCGAGCGGTCAGGCAGTAAGAAGATGCTTCAGAGTATCCATAACATGCTTAATGAAGCTGATGCTGTGATCCATTACAATGGTGCTCGGTTTGATATTCCGACACTGAATAAAGAGTTTCTGCTTAACGGCATGACTCCTCCAGCGACCTACTCCCAAATTGACTTGCTGCGAGTAGTACGACAACAGTTCCGGTTCACATCCAATAAACTGGACTATGTAGCAAAGGCACTTAAAGTTGGTGAAAAGGTTAAACACATTGGTTTCCAACTATGGATTCAGTGTATGGCAGGCGACAAGACTGCTTGGAAGCAAATGGAGGAATACAACGTACAAGATGTGGTTGTCCTTGAAGGAGTCTATAGCAAATTACGTCCTTGGATTAAGAACCATCCAAACAGGGGTATTGTTGATGATGTTAGTGGTGTATGTCCCGTTTGCGGTAGTGTTCATCTTATCAAGCGGGGTTTTGCAGTAACAAGTGGTGGCAAGTACCAACGGTTCCAGTGTAAGGATTGTGGCTCATGGCCCCGTTCTAAGGTGAACCTTGCTGTTAAGGATACACTGGCAATTGCACGGTAAGATTCCTCCACTCAACCTACCTAATTTAAGGATATTTATGTCAGCCATTGGAGATATTGATATTAAAGATATGAAAGAAGGTTTCATTCCTCTTAATCAACCTACGTTGAAAGCTGGAACTAAGTTTGATCAAGACAAACCTCGTATGGATTTGCTGGATGCAGATTTCCTTGAGGGCGTAGCACAAGTACTTACTTTTGGAGCACAGAAATATGCTGCACATAATTGGAGGCAAGGTCTTTCTGTTTCTCGGCTTATTGCTGCTGCTTACCGTCACCTTGGAGCGATTAACCGTGGCGAGGATAATGATCCTGAGTCTGGTCGCCCTCATACTTACCACCTTGGCTGCTGCACTATGTTTCTGAGTGAAATGCTTAAAAATTACCCTGAAATGGATGACCGATGGAAAAAGAACAATTCGAAGTAAAACAAGAACGCCCACTGTTCCTCAATGAGTATCAAGCTAAGGCAATGACTTATCGACTACCTTCTGCTAATCCTAATTATGCTCTGTTGAATCTGCCTGCTGAAGTAGGTGAATTTTGCGGTCTGATAGCTAAAGCTATCCGTGATGGTATTGATGATCCACAAGCCTTCCGTGATAAACTTGTTAAAGAGGGTGGCGATATTCTCTGGATGCTCTGTGCAGTTTTGAGTGACAATGGAATCTCACTGGAAGAATCAGGAAGGACTAACCTTAATAAGTTAGAGGACAGGAAGGTTCGTAATGTACTGACAGGCAGTGGTGATAACCGATGAGCCGAATTTTGGGAGAAATTGCGTGAAGGAGTTGCCACTGTCAGAACTCTTGGAGAAGTTGGCTGAGTATGACGAGCTAACTATCCTTGAGTTGCTGGAGATTGATTCTCACAAGCTTGTGAAAGCTTTGATGAATGAGATTGAAGAGAAGTACGACGAGTTGCTGCACAAGTTACCAGACGAGGACGAAGACGAGTGAAGATAGCACCAATTAGTGTTGAGTATGTAGATAAGATGGGGAGTGATCTGAGTGTCGTTAATGCCGCGAGGGTATCGTTTGACAAGGTTGCAGAAGTGTTCAGTGATGGGGATGCTCGTCTTATCAATTATCTTGCTAGACACAATCACTGGAGTCCATTTGCTCACACCAGTTTACAACTTCGGATCAAAGCTCCTATCTTTGTTGCTCGTCAGCTTGTTAAGCATCAGATAGGTCTGGTATGGAATGAAGTAAGCCGTAGGTATGTGGATACTGAACCTGAGTTCTACTTCCCTACCTACTGGCGTATGAAGGCTGACAACAAGAAGCAAGGCTCGTTGGAAGATCGCTGTGAGGAAGCTTACAGCAATGATTCAGGTGATCCTCTGTTTGGGGCTGAGTCTGATGACGAGTATGCTAATTGGGTATGTAGGATGGCTTTGGATGCTTACACAAGGTTGTTAAAATCGGGTGTATGTGCTGAACAAGCCCGTATGATTCTCCCACAGAATATGATGACCGAGTGGATTTGGACAGGAAATGTCATGTCATTTGCACGTGTCTGTCAGCTTCGACTGGATAGCCATACACAAAAAGAAACACGAGACGTAGCAGTATTAATTGACGAGATTGCGGAAGGACACTTCCCTGTAGCATGGAAAGCACTAATGAATAAGGAATCAGTTTGACAGCACAAATTAGCGACCTACAGAAGTACGTACACAAGAGTCGATATGCACGATGGTTGGATGATAAAGGACGTCGTGAGACATGGGAAGAGACAGTTACACGATATGTGAACTTTTGGGATGGGCATCTTCAACGTAAGTTTGGTGAAGACAAAGTAGCAGAGTATCAGAAGGTTAAAGAAGAGTTGTACACCGCTATCTACAACATGGAAGTCATGCCGTCTATGCGGGCATTGATGACTGCTGGGGTAGCTCTGGAGCGTGATAACATTGCTGGCTTCAATTGTTCTTACATCCCTATTCAGGATGTTAAGTGCTTTGATGAAGTCATGTACATTCTAATGAACGGAACAGGAGTAGGTTATAGTGTCGAACGCCAGTATGTCAACAAACTCCCTGAGGTTGCAGAGACAATCCGCCCTACAGACACTATCATCACTGTTGCGGACTCAAAGCAAGGGTGGGCAGGAGCGTTACGCCAACTCATCTCCCTGCTCTATGGAGGCTTGGAACCTAAATGGGACTTGTCTAAAGTGCGTGCTGCCGGAGAACGCCTTAAGACGTTTGGAGGCCGATCCAGTGGCCCAGCACCACTTGACGAACTCTTTCGCTTCACTTGCGCACTATTTAAGCGGGCTGTCGGACGAAAACTCACGTCAGTTGAAGCTTCCGATCTAGTATGTAAGATTGCTCAGGTAGTTGTTGTAGGTGGAGTACGAAGGTCTGCGTTGATCTGTCTGTCTAATCTGACTGATGAACGTATGCAGAACTATAAGAATGGTCAATGGTGGGTTGATGATGGTCAACGAGCCTTGGCGAATATCTCGACTGCTTATACTGAGAAGCCGGATATTGGTGCATTTATGCGGGAATGGCAGACACTATATGAAAGCAAATCAGGTGAGCGTGGCATCTTTAATCGACTTGCTGCACGAAAACAAACGGAAGCTACAGGACGTAGAGATGCTAATCAAGACTTTGGAACCAATCCATGCGGCGAAATCATCCTCCGACCATTTGGATTCTGTAACCTGTCAGAAGTTGTCGTCCGAGCTACAGATAACCTTGAGAATCTTAACCGCAAGGTACGACTCGCTGCGATATTGGGGACTATCCAATCCACCCTCACAGACTTCAAGTACATCCGAAAGCAATGGCAAGTTAATGCTGAGGAAGAGAGGCTCCTTGGAGTAAGTATGACGGGCATCATGGATCATCCTGTCCTGTCTGGTCATGGTCGTCCATTGAACGATGAAGAACTGCCTAACATTCTGAAAGGTCTCCGTGAAATCGCTGTTAATACCAATGCTACTTGGGCTACTGCTCTCGGCATTAATCCTTCTGCCGCTATCACCACCGTTAAGCCTTCTGGTACTGTTAGTCAACTCGT